GGCGCATCACAGACGAAACGACAAAACGGCACAGGCTGAAAGGCTGATCACGAAGACCACTCCAATGGCCCGGAGCCGAAAAACCTAGGTAGCGTACGCTTGCCTAAGCACGAAAACAAAATCACAAAACAAAATGAGATAAATGAATGTTAAATAAGTAAATAAAACAAAACACAAAATTTTCCGTTAACAATTGTCATGAACGTCTGCCTCGCGGCAGGCGTCGTCCGTTTCGGAGATACAAGCAGAGCGCGCCTCGACTTGCTTTTCAGGGCAGGCAGCCAAAAAGGCGCCACTTCCCTGGCGAGCAATCAAAAAAGAATCGCCCTGGTTGCTCCAAGCAGGGCGTGACTGCAACACGAGTCGCTCCTGCGCTTCTTGGCTCAAATCACGGGACAAGGTGAGAACTGAATCATCACCATAGTCCCGGAGATCCAAATCGGCGCGGCGCGGTGTTCGTGCTGCTTTGATTGCAGATGCCCGGCGGTTGGGGCCAGAGGAGGGAGCAAGCTCAACCTCAACCAGCCTCTCTCGCTGGGCAATTCTTGTGTGGGATCCACCCGACTCCAAGGCAATGATTTCAGTGCTTCCAGTGGCAAGCGTCCAAGAGACATTCTTCATTGGACGCACATCAAAGAAGGCACTGCCATCGCCAAGGCCGGCGTAGACCTCGATCTTGGGTGCATAACCCGGGCTGCCGATCGCAGCGGTGCACTCGATAATGATGCCTGGCAAATACTCATTGGCTGACTCCGATTCATCCGTAAACTTGTACGGGTATTCGAAGTTCCACGTCTTTGCCATGCGTACCGTGCAATTCTCCGCTGAGACGGTGTGCGCCTGCCCTGCCACATCAGGGACAAGCGCAACGCTTGGGGTAGCCAGGTCCACACGTCGCGTGCGGATGTGTCGGACAATCATACTGACTGTCGGGGGGGGGGGAGCAATCTTGAGCTCCACGACAGGCACCAGGTGGCACGTTGTGAACGCGCGCCGCACTAGTGCAACTGAGCCCCCCAGGTTCCAGTACTGGACCGCCCCCGGAAGGACGGTCATCACCAAGCATGGACCCTCACGCGACTTGATCGCAATGCCGGCCACATCGGCCGGATTTGGGAACCCTTCCGACAGGTGAAACATGAAGCGATCCGTGGTTGTCCCGTCGCCCCACACAGTGTGGCCACAGGTTCCCACGTCGCGCAACTCACCTGCGTACTGTGGTCCCAGAAGTTGGAGCAGATCAGTGATTTCGCCCTTGAGGGGCGGGGCCGCCACAGCTTCTCCTTCGTAAAGGACACGTGGGGGCTTGGTCGGCTGATTCTGCTCCGACTCCAACTGAAACTCGAGCCCGGAAACGTTCTTGTACAAAAGCACTGTTCCTGAACCATTGCACGCCCAGAACGAGTCTGTTGCAACCGCGGATAGCGGCGCAGGAAGCGGGCAGTGGTCAACAACGTCAACCTCCTCATGCGTGTAACCGTGAATCACCATCACGTTGCAGTAGGGGAGGCGAATCATCTCCAAGGCCTTGCCGAGTGGCACTGACACGCGAGCGGGCTGACTCTTCTCGAACGCGGGAGAGAACGTCAGCTCGACAAAAGCGGTGCCAGTGCGCGGCGCTGTCATGAAGAACTCTTTTTGCCGTGAGGCCTTGCCACAGTGGAGCGGCTCGAGTTCTTGCCACAACATGTCGCGCAACACGTCTTCGTTGTCCAAAACGCGAGTCACCTTGTGAATGCGCAGGGGCCGTTCTCCGACAACTGCTCCTGCCTCACGGTCCGACTCGAGGTGGACATCTGCTGCACCGAGCCGGGGAGCTGGCACGGTGTAGGTCGTGTTGGCGCGCATGCGCGCAACCCCGAGATCGAAAAACTCGGGGACAGATGGCAACGAGAACCGGGGGCGAATGGGCTTGGGCCGCGTCGCCGATGGGTCCTCCGTCGACACCTTGATGGCTGTCAATGGACGCAAAATGCGCCCGGGTGCCATCGGGTGTGGTCTTGTTTGTGAACCAGTGATGGGGTGCTTGCAGACAAGCGGGCCCATGGGCAGCTGAATGAAGCGCTCCACTGAGTCAGAAAGCAAGTTGTGACCAACACTGTACGCTCGCTGGGCATCGTAAAACTTCAGCCCGTGAAAGCGCGCAGTGACATAGCCACCAGACTGCAACCCCGTCTCCGTAAAAATCGTCAAGCGTGGGTACGCCGTCGTATCCGGAGGCAGGATGCCCTGGTGCGCAGACAGTGTGTTCCCAAGTGCCTTCCCGTATGGGTACTTGACCACAATCGAGAAGGAAAAGCTGGCACCAGGAGCAATGTCTGTCTGGTCGTGCGGGGCGTCCATGAACGTGGGTGACGGGTCGGGAGCGTAGGGGGCTGTCACCACCCAGTGAATCGTGATGGTGGTCGCCGGGCTCGCCAAGTGGAACTGAAGCTCCATGGACTCGTACGTCCAGCGATCACACAACATGAATGGCAAGTACTCCGGTCCCAACTCATCTCGCTCAATTGCACCCGCCTGGTCGCCCCAGAAATACGGATGCAGGTAGAACGTGGACGAACCACCCGCAGTTGGGTTCCACTGGGCCACAAAGAACTCCTTGGTGAGCGCCGCAATGCTGGTATGGCTGTGCGGCTGCCCAGGAGGTGTGACCCCAGGATCCATGCTGCCAGTGGGCAGCCCTGCCTGGTGGCTGGGCCAAGCACCGCCCGGCTGCATAGAAAATCCCAAGCGGTCCACATCAATGACGCCAGTGGGGGCAGGGATGACAGTGGGGGTGTTCCCCATCATGGCCAACAAAGGCCCAACTGTCTCCACGCCCTTCAGGATCGTCCCCACAGTGTCGAGCAAGCCAGTTGGGGCTGGTGGGGGTTGCGACGTTGTGGGTGCGAGCATGTTGTCCATCTTGCACTTGTCAGCGGCTTCGTGGGTAGCGCCCAAAGACTGCAACTCAATCTCAACACTCGCGGGGAGGACCTGTGAAAACAGGGGGTTGATCAACTCCTCGCGGAATGTGATGTTGAGCGAAGGCGGGGTTCCACCCGTGACCAGAAGCATGTTCTGGCGACGAGTGGAAAAGAGCGCCCACGACCACTGACCGCCAATGATTTCACCACTGACCAAGTCCATCTCCTTGCCGGGGTACCGGTTCTGGTAGCCGAACGCGAACTTGTTCACGCCAACTGTCACCGGAAACCGCCGGGGGTAGGACATCATCCAGTGCCGCCATTGAGTTGGCAGCACCGGCGTTGTCTCACCTGGGGGGATGGCGACCAGAAAAAGCTCAGTGCCGTAGCCAGGCGACATCTGGACCTCGATGGTGAGCTCGTAGCGCGGGTACATCACCACGCGCGGCGGTCCACTCGAGGTTGTCGCCGGGTCCTTCCACAACGGAGCTGCATTGGCCTCCATGCCAGTTGCAATCAGCTCAAATGAAGTGGTGAACGGAATCCCCATCATCCGCGTACGCTTGGCCGTCTGATCCGGTGCTCGTGCCGTATAAAACGGCTCAATCAACTTGGGTGACGGCCAAGTGGCAGCCATCTCCTGTGTTGGTGGGACGACTGCAGAGCTGCGAATGTTGGTCGTGCCAGCCGTGCGCATCGTCGGGTGAGAATCGTCCGTCTGCATGATCTGCGTCAGGTCGGTCCCACTGGCGGACTCGGTTTGGACGTTCTCGCGTGCGTCAATGTCGCCTTGCAAGTTGTCCAACGCCTCGTCCATCTTGAGGATGAGCGCAGCAAGCTCTCGCCGCCGTGCAGCCATCTCCTCGACAATCCTCTTGTCCGTCTTCAGACCAAACTTCTCGGCGCGCTCAATGGCTCGTGCGCGTCCCTTCTCGGTCTTGAAGTTCTCAACACGCGCCACTTCCATTGCCGCTGCTCGCAGCCTCTTGATGTCACTCTTCTTGGGGAGGGTGCCATCGCTGAGGCGAGCTGCGGGGTCAAGATGTGGTGCTTGCTGGTAGTAGCTCTCCAAGCGCTGTCGGGCAAACTTCTCCTGGAGGAGGTGCACACCCACCATCCCCCCAAAGAAGGCTGTGACGCCAACCTGGCGAGGCGAGGGTTGTTGGGCACCTGTCGACTCCACGTCAACCTCAGCTGGAAACTCCGCGTCATAGCGCCGCACATGGCGCACAGACACACAGCTTCGAACAGCTGGGGCAACGTTGATCCCTTGACACAAATCAGGAGCGCGCAGCTTCATCTCATCAAACGTGGGCGGGGTAAACACCGCCGACGCTGGGGACGAGAGAAACACATCACGCAACTTCTTGTATGCCATGGGTCCGTGCAGAAAAGCCTCCCAAAAGCCCGACAAGTAGCGCATCGCCGTCGTTGGCAGGTCCTCCTTGACCTTGCCAAACGCGAAGATGCTAACCACCGTGGACCACTCGAGTGTGCCTGGCAAATCCTGCACCTTGTTCTCCAGTGCCTCCAACCACGTCATGCTGCGCCTGAACCGCTTCGAAATGGGAGCCAAAGCTCGACCAAGAAAGCGGACCTGGTTCGGGTCCACCGCCCAGCGCAGTTTCCCCTTGTCGAAGCTCGTCAGCGTCCGACCAAACTTGGCGCAGCAGGCGGCAAGACACTCCAAGGCCGTCTGCCCTTCCGTGTCCTCCGTAGGTCCAAACCACATGCCCTGGTAGCAGAAGTCCGGGTCAGTCTCTTCCTCCTCCTTGGTGCAGGGACGCAAGCCCAACTCTCGGCACAGCAACGCAATCTGATCGTCGCCGTAGTCCTTGAAATTGAACAGCATCGACACACTCTGGATGAGGTCAAAGCCAACCTTGCGGTAGTGCAGCATGTACTCTTGAATTCCACGCGCTAGACCGCACTTCAGGATGATGCCATCGATAATGGTGGTGGCATACTGTCCTGAAAAGATCTGCGTCATCTCCTCCAGCAGCACTGTGTAGCTTTCGCCGTTCCCGATGGGGATCGTGAGTGCAATGGGTGCTGTGGCAATGGCCTTCATCAACGTGGCAAGCACAACGTGGTGTGTGAACACATCCTCCTGGTCTTCGGGATCCTCCGACCAGTAGGCCTGCTTCATCACCTCGCATGCAACCCACATCTCCCAAGCGTTAGCCGAGGCATCCAAGGATGAGCAATCTGCTGCCCACACTCGAATGTCTGCGGCCTCCTCCGGGGTAAAGCCCTCTGCCAAGAGCGCGTCGTGAAACTCACCCGGGTTCAGGCGTGGGTCCGACTCGGCGTAGCGCGAGCGCATGCTGAATGTGAACTTGTTGAACCAGTCAAAGTCCTCAGACTGCATAGAGATGCCCAGCGCAAACGTGCCCTCCGGGTAGTGTCGAAACGAATTGAGATGGGCCGCATACCACATGTACTTGCGCTGCAGTATGGTCATCGGCAGGGAACACGCGTAGATGGGGCGTGTGTGCTTGCCGATCGGCCGCAACTCGTCCTTCAAGTGGGCTCCAAGAATGACTTCCGGAATCTCGCCAACTCGAAGTTTCGACTCAATCGCCCAAATGTCGTCCAGCAACTCCCGTGAAGGGATGCGGACGAGCCGATTCTGGTCCAAATAGTCGCACGCCCAGGCATCAATATCTGCCTGCCAGGCGCGTGCGACATCATCAGACCCGTAGATCGACTCGTCGTGCGCAGCTTGCAACGCCTCCCGCAAGGTCACCATGAACAGAAAGTCCCGCTTGTTGATGAAGCCAGGACCTCCCGAAGTGGCCATGGGAAGGGGTGCAAGCGCGTCATTGCCGTTCAGTGCCTCCATGGTGTTGGGCCGCCGGTAGGTGCCATCACCCTTCGGAAAGAGCGTGAGGAAATGTCTCGACTCACGTTCCTTCACAAAGGGGACTGCACTCTTCACCTGCAACTGCTTCGTGAACGCAACCTCCAAGGGATGTTCCCTGAGCTCAGGACCGAAAGGCCCCATACTCGTGGTCATCCGCAAGTTGGCTGGCTGTTGATGCAGTCGTGGGTCCTCGACACCCTTGATGGCGGCCATCTCTGCTGCTGGAATCTTGCTGTCAACCGCAATCTGAGTCTTGCAGCTACCCTGCGACCATAGCAGGGCACCACTCTCAGTCGCAGTGTGGTCAACAACAGATTGGACAACAACAGGACCAATCTTGCGCGGGATCGTACCCGGCGGCAAGCCACGCTGCTGCTCAAATTCGTCCACCCCAACCACGGGGGCGCCCAAAACCTGAGCAGGGCGTGGCAAACCACCGCGCATGATCATCTGCGTCTTGAGCACATCGCCAAAGTGCTCCAGCAGGTACTTGCGCGAGACCGGGACCAAAAAGCACGCTGGTGTCGGGCCGACAACCTTCGGCCCAGCACAATGCATGCCCACGATCCAGCCGTCCTTGTCGACGTAGGTGAAGCCACAGTAGCCTTTCACGCTGTTAAGCGTTACTTGGGCCACCGGATGCTTCAACATGTCTCCGCAAACTTCATACTCGAGGTACTGGGTGCGCAACGCACTGCCAGCACCGCATGACCAGTCCGGGGTGCGCGCCACGCGCCCCTCGGCCGGCCAAGTGGAGTACTTGTTGCCAACAATCAACACCCCGGCTCGGGTGAGTTCCTTGTTGAGCATCGTATTCCACCGCGTGTCGTCCTCCATCAGTTGCGTGAAGGCGCCAGGCAGCGCGCTGATGCCCTTGCCATGGATGTCGTGTGAGGGTAGAGTAAGCAGCGCGCAATCGCGCACCGTCTCCACCGAGACATCCAAGGCAGGAACAAACTCGATGAACCGGTCAGCGTTCTCCAAGCGCACATAGTCAAAGCCGCGGTCGAACAAATGCGCATTCGTCATCACAACATCGTGGGTGAGAGAAGTCGCATTGGCCGTCTCAATCTCCCGCCCGTCGGCAATGAGCTTGAGCCGGAACGTCATCCGATTCATCAGCTTGTTGGCCCGGTTAAGGCCCTGGTCGCTGAGACTCTGGCGCTCCGCAGGGGGGTTCTGACCTTGGACACGCGGCGTGACCTTGATAACATTGCGCCGACCACCACCGTGGTTGCGCCGTGCCATCGGGTCATACTCGTCACCCTTCCCCTGCTCCTGCCCCGAGCGCGTCCCGCCCGAGGAAAAGCTCTCGTAGAGCTTCTTGGCGCCAAGCGCAATGACCGCAACCACCACTGCCCCGGCAAACACCTTTCCAAGATTGGCCCGCAATCGGGTCCAACCTTGCGCAAAGATGCTGTCGCCAGGGTCAGCGCCAGTCTTCGGCATGATGGATGTTTGCCCTCGTCGGACAGCCATCGCATCAAGCACGTTGCCTTGGGCCACCAGCTCAGCTCGCTTGTATGGCTTGACAGGGTCACCCTCCAGCTGAAGTGCTGTGGGGTTGACGCCTCCCAAAAAGCCACGCAAGTCATCGATGGTTGGGTTTGCTTCCTGACGCGTCGAGAAGCGCTTCTGCTCCTCGTTCATTCGCCAAACCCAAAAAGCGAAGAACTGCGCGTTGGTCGTGAGAACTGCATGCTGACGGTTGACGAAAAAGCCTGGCCACGCAAACTCCTGGCGCACGGCCCCATACGCTGGTGCTGTCTCGTCATTGTCCTGTGGGCAAGAAAACTTCGGACTCATCCTCCGCTGACCGGTCGCTCGCCAAAAAGCGTCCCAGCCAACAGTGGGGTCATCCAAAATCTCACCTGCGATCAACTCCAACTCATACATGTGCGTGGGCATGAGGTCACCGACTGCTGTAAAGCCTGGCCGGTCACGATCACACTCCTCAAACCTGATGCGAATCACAGCCAGGACATTGCCACGTCGCGTGTACGCACCGGGGTTAGCCACGTTGTGTTGCTCCTTGGGCAGCTCCTTGCGATTCGTCGCCCAAAAGGTGCCCTTCAACTCAAGCCACCGCCCTGGAGATTCAGCACAAAACAGATTAGCAAGCCGCGCTGGAAACCCAATTGTCCCACACGCTGCCTGCAAATCCATCAACTGCTTCGTCGTTGCCTCAACGTCAGCGCTCTTCAGCGCATCGTCATTGACAATAGTCCAGACCTGCTTGGTACCCAGATCGTGGTAGTCCTGTCCTGGAGTAGAATCGTAGCGATGGGAGCCGGTTGCACACCGGCCACCACTCAAAAGCTGCTCCAGACAGTGCGACATCCACGCAACTGACGTGCTCTTGCCACTCCCAGCGGGGCCAACGTAGACAGCAAAGTAGCTCATCGGCTTCACCAAAGCCGAGAGCATCGCCGTCGCCGCCAACTCCAACTCGTCCAGTCGCACGCGCATGTGGGTCAGGCCAGCCAAGTTCAAGTTCTCTGTCACTGCTGCCGTCTGCAGCAGATGATGGATCCTCTTGCACTCGTTGATGTCCTGACACTCCTGAACAGTCTGGGGCACATTCGGGAGCGACGCCACAACCTTGCCAAGCTGCGCTGCCATGCTGATAATCAACGTACGGTCTGCACTGAACGGGTCAAAGGACGCCAGTTCCATGCAGATCGTTGAGAGAACAGCACGGAAAATGGACGCCAAATGCTCGCCCGAACGCAACGTCTGATCTGCAAGCACGAGGTTCTTGGCTGCAGCTTTCCAGCTGTGGTTGGGCTGCACACCCAGGTGCTTGGACATGCCCTCCACAACTGCCCCAAAAAGCGAGTCAACCTCAGCCTCGTCACCATCTCCCAGACCCTCCGGCTGTGCCACCTTCATCACGCGCATGATCTCCTGCAACAACTCCACGTACTTTTCATCGACAAACTTGGCGTCGGTGAAAAATTCGTAGCCGAAGTGCATGAAAAGCGTCGCATTGACGTGCAGCACACCACCACCACCGGGCTTGTCAGCGTCAGTGGGCAGCGGGTCCTTGAAGTCCAGCGGCATGCCGCTGGTGCAGAACTCGCATGGCACCCGGCAGCGATGGACAACCTGCCGCCAGGGGAGCGCGAACATAGTCTGCGGGGCCTTGCTCATGCGCCACCGCGCTTGGTAGACGCTCGTGAGCAATGGCAGCCACTGCGCATCGAGGGTGGAGGCGCGCCGCCGCAGTGTCTCCAACACGCGGCGGCCACTCATTCCACTCACCTCCAAACCGATACCAAGAGCAGCCGCGCCGACACCGGCAAACAGCCGCCCCGCGGCCGTCCAGCTGCCCGTTGTCGCCTTGCGGAAATCATCCAGCACATCCACATGTGCTGGGTAGAACGTCGCAAGGGTGACACCGAGATGCTCCGTGTCCACAATCGCCCGCAGCCACCAAATGATCTGAAGCTGCAGGGTGCGGCGGCGATAGGAGCCCTCGTCATCATCCTGAATAAGCTCCGTGAACCACTCCGGCACTGTCTCTGCACCGAGGTCCTTGGCCTGCTCACTCTCAAGCCCCATGAACTCCTTCAGCCACACAAGCGGATTGCGCGTCTGCTCCTCCGGAACTTCCTCATTGGCCTCAGTCCAATCGTAGCGATAGACAACCGAGCACGGCTGTGGGACGAACATGTCGCCCGAAACCCGGTGCCACTTGTCAATGACCACTGTCGTGGCCACCATCCCGGGGACCGGGACGGCGGACACAACAAGCACGCCCCGCTTGAACGTACCAGTCATCAGCTGCTCCGTCTCCACAAACATCTGCACAACGCTCGTGGAGCCAGAAGGGCGAATGCCTGCCAGCCACTCGTCGCCTGATGGCGCACCTTCCGGCTTCGGCAACATCCGTTCGTAGTTCACGTCCGGGGATGGGATGGCCATGGCCACAGATGTCAGCGTGACTGTGTCGCCCAGCCACACCGCAACATGGCGCTTCTGCAATGAGACGTCGTAGATGGTGAGGGTTTCACCAACAGACAAAACGTCAAACAGCGGAAACGACATCTTCTCGACAGGCCACACCTCAGCCACACCGAGACCCACCAAGCGCTCAACACACAGCTTCCAGTCGCGCTCGACAGCAGCCCATGGCTGACACACTGTGCATCCACACGTCCCGGGGTTGAAGTCCGGGGAAAGTGAATGCACAATGAAATCACGCACAAGACTGTCCGAGCGCACAAGCTTGGCACACACGTGGACCTCGAACTGCTGCGTCTGCAACTCGCGGATGGTGAATGCCTTGCGTCGGGGGGCGAAGCGTGGGTAAGTGCAAACAATTGCGTCCTCCGGTGTGCCAGCAAAGCAAGCTTGGCACGCCTCACCATCACACGGTCCATGTCTCCGGCACCGGTAGGGGCGCGGAACAGGACTGGGTGGCACCCGCGGACGCAGGGTGCGCACTTTCTGCCACGCCTCGCGCATGCACTTCGGCGCCAGAACACCTGCTTGCCCCATCGCGTCCGGAAACTCCTCCAACGCCAACTGGAGCCACACGTGGTTGACATCCACGGGCCGTCCATTCCGCAACACAATCGGCCCCAACATGATCTCCTCATCACCACTCAAAAACTCCTCCATCCGCGCCACCGTCATCGGAACCCATTCCCCCGTGCAGTTGGGGAGGACAAACATTGAGTCCCCACCACTGAGCACAAGGGCCTCATCTGGTGCACTCACAACCTGAACTGGGCCGCCTGCCGCAGTCGCAAACCTGGTCGTGTAGCTGGAGGGCGGCTGCCCTCGGCACTGCTTGGCAAGGTGACCAGGTTTGCTGCAGCGGTAGCACACCTGCTGGTCCCGCGCAACACGAAGCGCGCGCTTCACACGCTTGAAATCATCTGCCAATTCGGCGGGGAACTCATCCCCCGTCTCAGCTGCCGCCGCAGCCTCATCAAACCGCTCATAAATCTCAATCTTCTCCTCCACTGGTGGTAAAATACTCTGGTCTGCCATACCGGGATTGTGCCTCAGCACGAAAGGGGCCCAAACGTCATAACCCTGTCACTGACAGGTTAGCCACTGCACATATATGTTGTTGAACAACCGAATGGTTCTCTCCTCAGGGATTCTCGACGAAGACAATAAGAGTCAACGCTAAGATATATGAGAAAGCATAATCAACACATGGGTGCAAACCCTCGCCTTTGGCGTGTTCAGAAAAGTGGTTCCGTAAGGCGGCAACACACACACAGCACTTCCCAAAGAAAACGAGAAACGCATGAAGGCAGGTCCGATTAAGGACCCACGCTCATGCGAATTCGCCTCAGAAAGAGGTGCTGTACAAGTGCCACGGCCAGGCGAAGTCACGCTGCTGCGCGACCGTAAAATCCATAAAAACGTATCAGGCCGTGATGTCCATCTCAATGCATGCTTGGCTAAAGCCATGCGAGATGGGGGTTCTCGACATGAGTGTGCGTGCTAAGGTTCGAACTTCACCTACTACGGTGTTGCCCGGCCAGAGCACCTAGCGAATCGTGGGTTACCAATCCAACGATCCCTCCCAACCAAGGGTAACACGCACAAACCATCGACCCATGTAAGCTCCACGTTCCCACACCGCAGTAGGTACTAGTAGAATGGTGCAAGTTCGCCACAACCCGGCCAGGGATGTAGTGGCTCATCAAGTCGGGGGAGCATGAACGCTCGACCCCAAGACTCGGTTGCTGAGTGCACACAGTAATCGGCTAAGTCACACAAAAGCCAGTCCAGTCCATTATCATCAATCCAAGGGCCCACCTACAGGTGGCTCCCAGGGCAAAGACAAACAAGACCAGTCCAGCAAGATAGTGAAAGCAATCGCTGAAGTGGTGCTCGGAAAAGCTATAAGACTGACGCGAGCTGTCAATGGATACTCTGTGGAAGTATCCATCAACAGCCGATCATCAGAAAAACAGCAGTTCCAAGACTAACGCCCTCGAAGAGGGCTCACACAGAACAATTCGTGAAGTGAATTAATCTGGTCTGCAGTTTTGGCCTCAGGTAAACGCAAAAACCTGTGAAAGACCGCAAATCCTCAGTTCCTAGACGGATAAGCTAAGCCTCTCATAAAATCACAC